AAGATTCTTGATGCTATGAGGATACCGTTTCTATCTCCTAAAAGCAAATCATCATAGTTTATATTTGATTTGATAAGAGATTTGAGGGTTTTTTCAATAGCTGTACCGTTTCTGAGGTTATTTACGTTAGTTAGGATATCTTCCTCTCTAGCCGTCATGTACTTAATTTCAATCTCCCCTTTCGATAACTCACTATCTTTGGGGTATACTAATCCTTTACTAGGTAACTCTATTGTCTCTGTTGGAACTTTAAATTTTTGGTCTGACATAATACTTTATTTCTTTATTATAAATAGTCTTAATTAAGTTTTTTAAAACAACAATATACAAAATATATTTGACATTACCAAATTTAAAATAAAAAAACCTCAAGTAAAAATACCTGAGGTTTCTATAGTGTGTTATTCTATTGCTATTAGTACTGTAAGAGGCAGTAATCCATTCCAAGAGTGAGTGTCAACTCGGTAGGGTCAGGAGAAGACCAGTCATAGTTACCTGCTGAGAATGCTTTGATGAACGCTCCTTTAATTGTCCATTCAGATACGATATCGCCAACTGGACCTAGAATGTTTAAAGATACATCCTTTTTGTAGAAGTCAGAATAACCGTCACGTCCTGTTGCTGATTCATGGTGAAGACGTACCCATTCCATACATGCTTGCTGACCTGATGGAGATATTGGGTTGTAGAGAGATAATTCAATATCTTTCCACTCCGCTATACCCTTAAGTTTGAAGTAGGTATTAATGTGGTTTATTTTTATCTCCGGCATATCAATACTAGGTGCTGATGCCTTTTTAACCATGTACGAAGGGATGCCGTCTATGTACATTATAAACCTATTACTTACTGTAGGTTCGAATGCTGTATAAAACACCTCATTTGGGTCCAATAATCCTGCCATTTTATTTTAATTTAGTTTGTTATTTATAAATATCGCAACTTTTACTTTTTTGCCTGAGCTTTCCACATCTGAGCTGCCGCTACTTTCTCGCCCTTTTCTTTTGAGCCATACTCTTTAGCTGCCTTTGCTGCAACCTTTTCAAACCCTTTACCTTTCTTGCCTATATCCTTTCCGGCTTTAGCTTTTTTCGCCACCGCAGACTTCTCTTTTTCGGACATACCTGCTGATGGTTTCTTAGCTTCGTTCATAGATCCCGTTGAATCGTCAGTGTTTATGTCCAATTCTGCTTTACGGATCTTATCTACAAAAACTGTTAACTTTCTTTCGAGTTCTTTAGGTATACGATCTTGATTAATTACCTTAACACCGTCCTTTTTAATTTTGAATATTATATTATCATCAATATTTCCTCTATTTATGAACTCTAATTCTACATACGAACCATTATCATCACGTAACTTATCAATTGATGCTCTAAAACCAGCAGCACCAGTACTCTGTGTTAGCATATCGGCTATTTTACGAGCTTCAGATTCTATAGCTGGATTAATGTGTACTGCTGCTGTCATTGCTTGTTGCCTCCTCTTTGCCCTAAATAAATCGTCACTCTTGCCTCTTTCGCTTTCTGCGTCTTGAGTTGCTTTTTTGACAGCATTATACTTTGTTTGAGCTGAGATTTCTTCTATTGGCTCACTTTCCTTAGCCTCTTGCATTCCTGGGAACATAAGAAGAGCTAAATCAGTAGAATCCCCATTCATAGCTTTTTCTGTAGCTGCCTTAATTTTTTTAAGGTATTCTGGGTCGTTTAGATTTTCTGATGGTTTTTTCTTTTTAGGTTCTTCAGTCTCTGATATTGTTTTAACTTTTGGATCAGTTTTAGCTAATCTTATAAATTGAATTTGACCTTCTCCTGATTCTTGCTTATAAATATCTCCAGGATTAATAGCCCCTTTAACTTGTTTAGCTGACCAACCTTTTTTAAGAACTTGTCCATCATATGGAATTAATTGGAAGTAATCAACAGCTTTCATGACTTTACTCTTATCTTTTGGAGAAAAATAAAGGATCATCATTTGAGTCTCAGGAGTTTGACTAAGCTCCGCTATAGCTGAACCAGTACTATTTTTAACTTTGGCTATTTCCTCAGATGTTGCCCGTTTACCAAAAAGTACATCAGTCTTAATTCCAGCCGCTTTTAATTTATTATCAAGATCTTGTCCAAAAGCTCTGATGTCTTTATTTAAAGCTTCGTTTAAAACCTTGCTCTTTACTGCTTCGTATAGAGCTATTGGTAGTGCTATTCTTACAATTGTATTCCTATCCATTTTTTATACTTTATTTTATTTTATGCAAAGCTAATGCCAGTTGGAGTGAGGTTAAACGTTAAGTAAATAAATTCTGCTGTTCTAGTTGGTTGCAGATATATTGCACCTACAAGTTCGTTACGATCTATTACATCAGGTGTGTTGTTTGTTTCGTCCATTACCACGTTGAACGCATACAAGCCTTGTCTTTGTTGAACGCTTGCTAAGTATGGGTTTACTGTATTGAGGAACTTATTACGAGTTACCTGTGTATTAGGGTCGAACACTAAGTTGTTAGCCACCTGAGTAATATAGCTCTTAAGTGCAATCAACAGTCTACGCACATTTACCCTATCAAGAGCTGATGCTTTCTGTTGTAACGTCTTCTGACCGTATACCACTGTACCTACGCTAGGGAATACTGCTATTGGGTTAACTTTAGATGAGTATAGAGTATTTCTATCATCTACACTTAGTTTCCTTTCTGGTTGAATTACAGTGCTGATGCCTCCTCTTGTGAAACCAGCCGGAGCAAACCATTCTGCACTAATCTTGTCGTTGTATTCATATACGGCAGGGATTAGGGTAGATGCAGGTACGAAGTTTAATCTACCTGTCTCTGGTGACTTTATCTGCAACCAAGGCCAGTATGCTGCACCATAGCTATTGTCGTATGATGTTGCTGTTGCCGTTACAGTTCCTATATTCTGACCATATCCTACTAAATCCACCACTGCAATACTATCTCCACGATTCTGTGCAAGAGTTAACATGCTATTAATCTGAGATGGTGAGTTTTGGCTAGTTAATCCTGGAGCGTATATTACATTGAATAAGTACTCATCCTTATTTGCTAGTAATGATAGAGCCACGTTATAATCGCTAGAGTTAACTCCTTGAATATTACCAACAGTAGTTGTCGGAATGCTAGTGTACATGTTCAATGGAGCTATTCCTGTAGAACCGAATAAGAATCCAGTAGCACCTCCGAAAGCACCGTTAAGTGATCCTGAGCCAAGAGTTGGTATTGATGATGTATACTGATTCTGAGCTTGACCTGCTGAGTTTAGATAATCTGGTGTATTTAAGTTTACAGATTTAACTCTTACATAATTACTCATATTTTTATAAGAGCCAGTAGTCTGCATGTAATAATTTCCTGTAGTAGGATCTTGTACCGGAGTCTGTGTCTGGTCTCCTATAACGTATGCGATATAGTTATTTTGATTTGGGTCTAATGATAGATTGCTCCAAGACTCAAGTACTGTTTTACTATTTTGGTAGTCGTCTCCTCTACGAATTACGATACTGAACAAACCAGAGCCTGTGTCAGATGATACAACTTCCCATCTTACGTTAGAAGCTGAACCTGAAACTAATGCACCATTTGTAGCACTTCCTACGTTGTTCATTACAGCTCCAACAGCTAAAGTTTCAAGGGTAAATGCTGTTGCACCTCCTATAGATCCTACGCTTGCTGTTGCTGAGGTATAAGAACCTGAAGCTACTCTAGTCACTAAAAGAGATGTACCGCCTTGATTAAAGTAGTTATTAGCTGCAATACTCGTAAGGTATTCATAAGTTAAACCTCCTGATACAAAGGTCGAACCAAAGAGTGCCTTATATTGAGAATATGAGGTTATTGGTGTTGGGGTGTTTACTGGACCCAATACTGTGGGACCTACCAACGCTGCGCCAGCCTCAACTGGACCCTGGGTTATTTGAGTTGCATCGTTCTCAAGTGCAAATACTCCGGGAGATAATAATATTTCTGCCATTTAAGTTAATTTTTCTACTTATAAATATATGGAGTTTTGCGTAGATTTTTACGAATACTCCTCAGTTTCTAAATTTATTATAATATCTCCGTATTTAGCATTAAATTCCTCGTATAAACTCTGTTCACGAATCTTTAATTCCTTCATAAGCTTAACTTGTTCCTCAATTAAGAAATCTAACATTACTTTAGAGTAGTTTAGCTCACCTAAGGTAGCTTTTATTTCTAGGGAATCCGCTTGGAGACTT